ACGTGCCTCACGGAACGGGTCGTCAACACCTGTCATTGTGAACGCGGTGGTGCCTTGACGGTTCGCTGTGCCCAACGAGGTGCGCGTGCCAGAGTCAAACTCAAATTCGGCTTCGATGGTGCCGTTCAACGGTTCAAAGTCAAGGTCGAAAAACGCCAAGAATTTGTTGTCGGGGATGCCCCACCGCCACACACCCGTATCGATGTAACCGGATGGCATCAGTTCGCTCGCATGTTCGGCAACAATGCCGACGCCTGACACGGTGAACAGCCGACGACCATTGAACGTGATGATTGACAGCACGTCACCCTGACCGGCATACATCAGATCGGGTGCGTGCGCTGGAAGTCCGGCATCTACGAGCTGACCAAGATCAACACGTCCGGTGCCGGTGTACTCGCTGGTGTAATCGGTGACCCCCACCCAAACATACTGGTCGTAGCCGTGGGCGCACAGGATCGGGTTCGGCGACGGGATCGTCGGGCCAAGCACCAGGTTCGCTTGGGTGTCAGATGTCGCGTATCGGAGTCCTTCGTTCGTGCCGATCAGCACATACCCGAGGTATGCGGACATTGAGTAGATCGTTTCGCCCTTAGGGAGTTCTGCTGCGACGACAGGCGTGTCAAGGGTGCCGTCTGCCTGCACGGTGATCTTGTAGATGAGGGCTTTGTCGCCAATGTTCGCGGCACAGTAGATCGCGTTTTGACCGGCAGCGAAATCAACCCAGCGAAGATCAGCGGGGAACGAGTCGTAATCGGCGGGCGGGCTGTTCCCAGTCGGGTCAACCCACAGTTCGTTCGTGGAGTTCCCACCGACGAACAAACGGCCTTTCACAAACTCGACCACACCGTACTCATGGCCGTAACTGGCAACCGACGAGGTATGCGATGCCGACGACACCTTCAACAAGCCCTGTGTCGCTCCCGTTCCAGCAACCGTGACGTACACATTGAAGCCGTCAGAAGTGGTATGCCGAACTGTCGCACCCAACGAAATCGAGGTTGGGCTACCGGCGAACGGGTCGTCGGTGTAATAGATGTTGCTGCCGTCCGTGTACCACAGTTCCCCGCCAGCCAACTCCAAGTACATGTTTGTGCCGGTATGTGTCTGCGCGAGGAACGTGTTCTTCAACAACGACACTTCGCCGTCTGTCCACACGTCCACACCCAACGACTGATAGAACCGTTGCGGGAACGAATCCGGCAAATCACCATACGGCTGATTCATACCGAAATGCCACGACGTTTGGCCTCGACGCCACAACCCCTGCGGGTTGATCGCAGCCTCACCAGGAATATCAGAGAAGTCGCTGGACTCACGCAGACGCGCCTCAAACGTGCGGGCATACCTGCCAGACGCCATATCCAGCGCGTACGAGCGACCGGCGATAGCGACAGGGAAAATGTCAGGTACGAGGGATGAGGTGCCGGAACCGCCCGTGTAAAACGTCGGGCCACCCGTATAAGCGGTGGTGAACGTGGTCAGCGACATAGCCGCCTACTTCCGAATACGGATCGGGTGTTGACGGTTCAACCGTGCCGCCTCGGCTTGGATGCGGTCACGACGCAAACGCTGCAACTGAATCATCGAGTTAGCAACAGCACCCGACGGCACTTCTTCCGCACGGCGAGTGTCACCCTGCGACTCGGTGAAGTTTCGTTTCACCTCACGCGGAGCGATGAGGCGCATCTGCGCCCCGATAGACAACAGATCATCCAACGTGTCGCTACCACCAACATCAGCGACGGTGTCCGACTCGGCGGTGAACTGGCCGTACGCAGCCTTATAGATCACACGGATACTCCCAGCACGCACAGGCGAATCAAACACCAGAGCGTTACCGGATGCGAAATCGGAGGTTGGCATGTCACGCAACAGACGCACCGAACGGATCACCGGGTAATCGTCGTTTAGGTAACGCAACCGTACGTCGTACAGGTCAATGATGTTAGTGGCACCAGCAAGATCAACCATCCGGTCAGAACCGTTGTAAGCGACATCAACCGTCTTCATTTGGAACAGGCCGTTCATCGGCGACGACAAGTCAGCCAGATCAGCGTTCAACTGGTTCAACACCCGATGCCGAGGGAACCGTGGGTTCACCGTCACAATCGCACCGGCATCATGCGTTGAAGCAGTAGTGCCACCGAAACCGCGCTCAACAACAGCGGTCTTCGATGTGCTGTTCGTCGTCCACACATAGAACAACTCTTGGCCGATCTCAAAGACACCGCCTTCGCGGACACCTTGCAACGAGTACGTCAAAGTGATCGACGTGGCTGAAGCGTCGATACCGGACGCAAGCTTGTTGCGTTCCTCGACCGTCCCCGCTAGCAGTTCACCAGAGACGCGGTCAATGAGTTGGCCTGCGGTCGTCACTTCCTGCGCTTCTTCGCCTTGAAGTTAGATTCTGCGCTGGACAAAGCAGGGCCGAACGACCACGAACCGGGGCCGTTTGACTGGGTTGAACCGCCCTTGCGGCCCTTCTTGTACTTCATGCCACCGTACATAGCCATGTCACTTCTTCTTCTTTCTCGCCATAGCGGCGTTATCGACAAGGTTCGGATACGGGCGACCCGCCTTCTTCGCACGCGCCTTCGCAGCACGTTTCTGAGCAGGTGACAACGACGACGACGACTTCTTCTTCGGGTTCTTCGTATCCCAAAACGCTTTCTTCTTCGCCGGCATCAGCTCACCACGCCTTGCACGACCAGAAACGTGCCTTCGTTTTCGGGCCAGGACTGTCACAGTTATGACGGGCACGAAAGTTCTTACGACGGGCAGGATCTTGCTTCTTGATCTTCATGTTCGGATCACCGAACGTCACCCGTTTCACATTCGCGCCGTCCTTCACATAGACGACAGATTTCTTACGGCCATAGCCCGGTTCACCCTTACGGATACGGCGAGGCGAGTTCAACTCAACCTGCTTGCCACGGTACACAGCCATGCGCCTATTGTACTACAAGATGCCTGTAACGACCTGTGACGGATGATCGGCCTTCTTCTCGATCTCGGCAGCACCGTCAATCTTTGCGGGCTGTAAACCGTCCTGTTTCAAACGCTTGTATGCGTCCATGTCTTTCGACCAGCGGCGCTCCGTCGCATCAATGTCGTTCGTAGCGATCTTGCGGGACGGCATTGAGGACGCGGCGAAAGCGACGCCTGCGATCCTGCAACCGAAACAGCCGTCAACGTCAAGACCAGGATGGGTTTCACGATGTTTCATGTGGAACAGTTTAGGTGATGAAGTCGCCGTAGCCTGCTGCTGTCAAAGCTGCTGCTTCGGTGTCGTCAACGGTGTATTGGTGACCACCGTAGTAGGTGATTGCTACATCGGAAATGTCGGCAGGGTCGTTCTCGATGTAGGTGCCGTCGGTGAGTTTGTACACGTTGCGGCCTCTTGGGAGGGCGGCGTAGTGACGGAGAAACATGTATGCCTGTCGGCGTTCCGCTGTCCAAGGTTTGTCCACATCGAAGTCGGAAAGATTGTGGAAATCGTCGGTGGGCGGGGTGAAGGTTGCCATCATGTGACCTCGTATCCTGCTGCGACGAGTTCTGCTTTCTCGTCTTCTGTGACGAAGTGTTCGTGTGCGCCGAGGTACAGTTTGACGACAAGGTTGTCGTTGCGCGGATCGACGTTGGTGAATGTGCCGTCAGCAAGTTTGTACACGTTGCGTGCCCTGGCTCCTGGTTGGACGAACCCGTAGAAACGGTTTGCTTTGCCTCGACCGAGGTAGGTGGCGAACGGGAAGTCGTCTTCGGCTGGTGGCCGGAAGATCAAGCTCTTGATCCAGTCGGCGGCGATGTCACCGCCTGTGCCGCTGCCAACCAGATCGGCAAAAACGATACGCGCCCCAACCGAGGCAGATGTGCCCGTTCCTGTTCCTGTTCCGGCGCGGGGGACGATACGCAGATAGGTCGCGGTGTCCCCGGTGGTTGCGCCGCCTGACCCATAGCCGGTGCGGAGCTGTTTGTGCAAGATCGCGTTGTTAGAGGTTCCAGCACCTGTGCCTGTGGCGGTGGCGAACGTGATGCGGAGTTGGCTGGTGGGGCTGTTCCCGCCTGTTCCCGAGCCTGTTCCCGTCGCAAACGTGGTTCTGACAGCGGTTGTTCCGCTGGTTCCCGAGCCGGTTCCCGTCGCGGTGCGTGGCACGAAACGAAGACCGGCGGCGGTCGAGGTGCCTGCGCCTGCCCCAGTTGCGGTGCGTGCCCGTGTGACAACCGGCGTAGAGCTGCTGTCGCCTGCACCTGCCCCGCTGGCTGTGCGGGCATGAATTTCTGCGCCGTTGTAGGTGAGGTTCGACGCGCTGTAGGTGAACCCGCTGTCGTTGTACAGGCGGGCCATTGGTTACTCCTGGTCGGGTTCTTCGACAGGGACTTGTTCTTGCAACATCCGAATATGAACTGCCTGAGCGCAGATCGTCAACTCCTTAGGGAACTGACGTTCAAACTCGTGGATCAAATCCATAGGGTCAATGTTCACGCTGCCTCCAAAGCAGATAGCCGTGCATCTATTTCCTGTAGAGCCTTGACCAGCACGGAAGTCAAAGCCAAACCATCAATCGCCTTATTCTCCCCAGACTTCATGTCGATATCAGTCACCTGCGGAATAACCTCACCGACTTCCTCGGCAACAAGCCCGATAGTTCCACGTTCCCACTGCCTGTAATAATTGCAGGGTTCTTCAACGCTGCTATCACAATCACGACCACAAATGTGTGTATCGTCGTGATCTGGGTCATCTTCGCAAACTTCATTAGCGATACAGTACCTTTGTTTGTCCCAACGGTATGACACGACATTCAACTGGTTCACCAAACTCATCGTTGTCGCATACTCAGGGTTCGTCATCGAACCAGCAGAAACAGGGACAGGCGGCGACCATTCAACAATGTCCTGTTTCTCATCACGCGAGGACTGGCTGGAAATAATCGCGGCAACCGTGTGATACCCGCCGTCGTTGTGGCTGCGAATAAATAAAATTCCAGACGAAGCACGCATCTGAGTTGTATGGGTATCCGAACCGTAAGAGCGGATAGCAATACCAATATCGTTAGCAGTACCCGCTACCGCCTGAATCGGCTGGGCCGACCAGTCATTAGAACTTGTGTCGTAGTAGAAACGACTTTCGCCGTAGAAGTCGCAAAAGTTGTTGCCGAACGCCGCACGCATAACGCCGCTAGTACCAATGTACACACGATCATTTGCCCCGTAAATACCTGTGTCTCCGTCAGATGACCAAGTGATTGGAGGGTCGGTTACCGACCCGTAAGCCAACTGGATTTCATTTCGCACCTGCAACACATCAAAAGATGATGTGCCAGAATCCGAATACAAACGACCTGCCACACGAAAACCAGAACTATCTGTGTAAGCCTTAGTTACGTTGTTGTGTTTCAGTTCAACAGAGCCGTTCAGCGTACCGTAAAGCATCCACTCATTATTCACATCGTTGTAAATGCCCCAAGCATTGGCACCGTCGTGCATGAAAACGACACGGCCATCAATACTGTAACCCTCCCAGTTGCCCGCGCCAGACCCATGAGTTTGAACTGTGCCATAACTTCCTGATACTTGACGCAACCCTCTGCTGCCAAGATACAAAAGGCCATCAATAGTCAAATCTCCGCGTACTGTTGAGCCACCTGCCATGTTGATGTACTTGTAGAAGTAGAAAGCAGGACGGTCAGTTTGAAAATGGCACCACGAGGTGTTCAGCGGACCGAAATCCAGATAGCCGTATGCGGTTGTCAATCGAAGGTCGTTCTCCGCGCCTGCGTCAGAAAGAATCGGACCGCTGTTGAGTTGCAACGAAGAAGTGTATGCGGCTCCTGTGGATCGGAACGTACCGTTGACATCTAGCGTGTACGAAGGAGTACTGTCGTTGACACCGACATTGCCCTCAAAGTGATGGTTTCCGAACCCGCTACCCGTCCAGTAGCCATACCTCATGACATTTGTAGAAGCATCAGCAGCGAGGAACCCGTACTCCGAAACTGTGCCGCCCGTAGATGAAATCCTGATCTGATCGACTGCGTTGCCTGCCCCAAACAAGTGCAGAGGTGAACTGGGGCTGGTTGTACCGATACCGACATTGCCAGACGAAGTAATCGTTACACGGTCAGTATTGCCTGTCTGAAAGTGCATATCGTCGCCAGCAACACGAATCTGTCGGTCATAATAGTTACCTGTCGAATCGCTGTCCTTGAACGCAATACCCGCACTAGAATCACCAGACTCAAACAAAGCCACAACGTTTGTGGACGCATCATAAACGTGCATATTGGTATCGGGTGTCGTTGTACCGATACCGACACTGCCAGACGAGTCAATACGAACCGCCTCAGAACCACCAGCGTACAACCGCATCTCGTCGCCAACAGCACCAACACGCACCTGTGTGTTGCTGGTAGTTCCGCTGTCAGTAAGTGTGATGTAGGCGTTCGTTGCGTCTGACCCAAAGTTTGCGACAGCACCCGATGACGACTGGACTTCCAAAGTGCGAGCAGGTGTTGTCGTGCCGATACCGACCCGCTCGTTCGCGTCGTCAATGTGCAACGGCGCGCCATCCAACAAGGCAGTCTCAATCGCCTCAACAGCATCATTCACATCCGCATGCTGGGCAGCATGATCCGGCGACGCAAGAGTGTCAGCCGAAGTCGGATTCGTAAACGAATCCTGCGAACCAGGGAAATTAGTAGCCACCAGCTACCTCAGTCGAGCGTCAACGTCAACGAAGTGATCTGAAACGTATCCCCAGCCGTCAACGCAGCCGACGACGCCAACGCCCCCGACCACAACGCATTACCAGCCGAAGAAGCATCCCACAACGACCAATGCGTCACAGTCTCCGTCGCAGCAACATTCGTCCACTCAACAGTCGCCGACGACGCCATCGAACCACCAGACGCCGCACTAAACGACACCGACTTGCGAGTCGTCTCCGTCGCAGCGTTCGCGGTGCAATCCTCCCCCGGATCACCCAAATGCAGCTGAAGATACGCGGTCGTCACAGAGAACGACGTACCACCGATCGTGTCCAACAACTTGTTTTCAGCGTAGTTAGAAATGCTCATGGTCTACCTTCGGTCAGGATCGTGCTGCCATTGTACCACCCCCACAACGGCAAAAGCCCCCCGCCGAAGCAGGGGGCTGATGCCTGAGGGAACTCGGATCAGGCGTTCGCACCGATCGAGGACGACGACTCAATCCGGCGAAGCGAAGCCTCGCGGAACCGACCGTAGCCACCGAGCCAGTACCAACCGATCGGCTGGAAACGCTCCAACGTGTCGGTCACAGGGCCACGCACGATTGACGGGCTGGGGCCGTTGCCATCGGTGATCGAGTGGGCCTTGGCGAGAGCCTGACGGCCCATGACCAGGGTGCCGTATGCGTCCACGTTGGATGCACCGCCATCAACGAACAGCGGGGCGCGAGGCGTCTCAATGAAACGGGTACCCTCAAACGCGCCGATCTCACCGTTGTAAATCATGTCGGTGTCAACGTACACATGCGGGTCGCGCCATGCGGCAGCACCAGTCTCCGAACGCAGGTCATAGCTAACATCTGGGTGGATGTAGCCCATGTACAAACCGTTGAACGTCGGGACGTTGTCGCCACGAAGTTGTGCGGTCACCTTACGGAGGTCGTCAGCTGCAATGATGTCCTCGGCGGCGATGGTCACACGCGAAGTCGGGTCGGTTGCGCCGCCCGTCGCGTAGTTGACGTTGGTGCCTGCTTCAAGAACGGTACGAACCACGCTGTCAATCGAGATACCAGCGTTGTAACCAACGACGTTGGCGGCAACGGTATCGACATCGAGGAACGAGGTGCCACGCAGCTTGGCGGTGGTCAGCACCGCGTTGCCGTACTCAGCGAGGGTCACGCTGACCTGGCTGTCGCTCATGGCGACGGCGGTCACATCGCTCGTCTCGGTCAGAGCCGTAGTTGCGGCTGCGAGGTCGTTGAAAATGGTGAAAGTCACCGTGGAACCGGGCATCGACTGGTTGGTCGGCTGCACGTCGGCGACAGCGTCGAACAACAGCTCTGAACGCAGCGCGAAGAACGCGATACGATCAAATGCCGCCTGATCGACGGAGAGGGATGAAGCCTGGGTATAGGCCATGATGGAGTCCTTCCGGGTTGGTAGCCCCGGTTAGGGGGGCTACTGTGCTTGGGCTTTTGCTTCGGCCAGCAACTGGTCAACCTCTGCCGTTGTTTTGGCTTGGCTGATTCGCGTCACGAAATCGACTGGGGCTTCGCTTGACGAGTCTGCTGCTATCTGCGTGGAACGATCCCACGTTTGGGCTTCAGACTTGACCTGCTCGGCCTGTGCGTCTTTCACGATTTGCGCTTCGATCGCTGCTTCTCTGATCGCGTCTTCGGTGAGGTCGCCGTCGTAGCCCTTCATAAAGTACTTGGAGATCGGAAGGTTCGGATCTACTCCGGCCTTCACGAACGCCAGTTCGCGGGCTGCTGCGGATGCCTCGTCGGCTCGCGCTTTCAGTTCAGCGTTTTCGGCTTCTAGCTGCTTCATCCGGTCGCGTAGCGGATTGCGGCCTTCTTGCTCGTCATCGCGGTCGATGTCGCTGTCCATATGTACACTCCTTCGCCCAACCGTCACCCGGAGGCAGATGACGGTGCTGCATATTTCTCCCGCTGTGCGGGGTTCCTGCCATATCTTGGCATCGTCAGAAATTGTAGCACAAGATGTTGTGTGTTATTGCAACCCTGTGACTTG